TTACTGTGTCTGGTGATGGATGGAAACGATCTGGTGGTAGTGCACAAAGTGATTGGGTCTTCTTCTCTAATCCAAACATGAATCCTGGTAACAGGACTAAGACTAGATGGACTGGTGACAACTGGCAGTGGTGGGAGGATCTTCTCAATGGTGATGATGATTTCGATGACTTTAAGGTACACTTTGAGGTCATGGCACCAGGTTCTGCCTACAGATACGAAGGAGTACAATGTTACTTGTATGAAGGAGAGAACCCACCAAGAACAACCATACCTATCAAGACTAAGGATGAGTGTTCTACTCAGACATTTGATGGCGAGTTTATGGATGTTGCACTGACTAGAACAGAGTGTGGTTCAGCTAATGTATCGTATGGTAAGGTAGGAGAGCATTCAGTACAATGTGCTGCGTGTACTGGTGGATATGCTATAGAGATCAATAGAACTCAGACTATCAAGGCACTTAGAAGTGGTACCTTTGAGATGAAAGCATTTGGATCCATCATTACTAATACAGAGACAGACTGTATGACATTCCGCTTTACTATTAAGAAGAATGGTAGTACAACAGTTCTTGATGAAACGTGGGAGATTGCTACTTGGCCAGACGTTGGTAATACTCTTGGTAATTCGTTCACTGTGGCAGAGGGTGATGAACTCACTCTAAAGTGTGAAGATATTCTTAACGGTCCACCGTTCGGTAATGTACAGGTTACCATGGCATTGTTCGAGACTTCTAGACAGGAGTTTGAGACACCAATTACATTCCAGTTAGGTGCTATATCTAATGATGATGTTGCTATCACTGGTACTGAGGTTAACTCTAACAATCCTACAGGATCCTCTATCAAGAAGATGTCCATACAATTATGGAATCATCAGAAGAAAGACTGGTCAGTTAAGGTTGCAGTCTGGGATAACGGACAGATTAATACAAATAATAATTGGAACAGTCAACTCTATGAAGCATCAGAGGGTCAGAGCTCTGAGTTTAAGGACGCATACTTCTCAGGTAATCCAACCAGTCAGGGTGGATGTATGGGATTGGATCCATGTCCTTACCCACTGTATGAGAACACAGTAAACTTACCAGGCACCATCATCAATCGTAACGGGCATATTATTTCTTCCCGTGTCGATCACTACAGACCATGGGACGGTCAGTATGATGGTGGATGTTACTACAATTCATTGTTCGAACATGGTAGAGGACTTATAGTCAAACCAGTTAACGAACTAGCAGGTTCCACTGAACTCAATGGTAAGTTGGACAAGTGGTCACATCATTCACAGGGTTCAGGTATTACATCATGGTATGTACAACCTGCTGTCAGCACTGCTAGTGATGCACAAGGTGCTATTGATGATATCGATGCTTATTATTCAGCAGGTATTGGAGCATGGAGTGGTGGTACTACAGGGTCTGCCTACACTGGAATGTATAGTAAGCAATGCTTCATGCATGACTATGTGTTAGGTAAAGATGCTAGTGGTTCCAACAAACCTTACACTGATAATGATCCTACAGGTAAGATACGCATAGCAATTTGGCCATTTGCTGAGGACAGTGGAGATGGTGACCGAGACTACTGGGGTGCTGTTGTAGAACTGTTTGATGTGGTCAATGCAGGTGCTGCCTATTGCCAAGGACAACAATTTGAGTTAGAATGGCCACCTGAGCAACCAGACGGTACTAGATACCAGTCATTACCTGGAACTACACCTTATTATCCTAAGGATGATCCAAGTTATTCATTCCCTAATGAGGTTGTGGTACCAGTTAGAGCATCCGATGATGACGATGACAACACTTTCACACCAAGGGAAGCGTTCTATCAAGAGTCACATAATAGGGACTCGAATGTCTGGGTACTGTGTCAACACAAGGTACACAGGGTTAAATTTAAAATTACTATTGATGAGGTTACCTAATGAGTGAAGGGTTTGGAGAGAAGAAGACTAAGGCAGATCGTGATCTCCTTTCTTCTACTAGAGAGTTAGCAGCATTACATAAGGTACTTAAGAAGTACCCACAAGACTCTGCAGGACGTAGGAAGATGCTGAAACGTATCAAGAAGTACTATCGTGGTCCTTTAGCAGAACTAGATCGGATAGATATGAAACCACCTGTACTACCTACTGAACAGATCTCTACTGATGAAGAGATAGAAGAGTTCGAGAAGGACATGGTTACGGCACAACAAGCACAATCATTCCGAGAGAACCTTAGAAAATCATGAAGATGGATACACAGGGGATGAGTGGACCTACTGATCCCAACTATAAAGGACCAAAACAGGTTTATAAACCTATGATGATTCATCCTCGTAGATTATTCACACCAGAATATGTGAGAGAGATGAAGATACTTATCAATGAAATATTGGATGAGCGTGAGCATAAGAAGAGGTTAGCAGGAGCATACGATGATGTTAAACCTTTGCCACCATCCTACTTTGACACTGAAAACTTTAAGCATAGTATCGATGAACCCGAACCACCTTATCATGACTGGAGCCAATGACTAGAAACATTCCAACTAAAGACTATATGGTAGATGGGTGGGATAGATCCCCACATCTAGCAGTGCATCCCTATAAGCGTGGGAGTAGGCACAATAAAATAGGTATGACTATAATGTGGTCCTACTATATTATATTTGTAGCAATGGTTACTAGATTAATTTGGGTATTAAACAAATGATATTAAAACAAGAAGTGATCGAGAAGATCCAAATAGCAATGCTGCACACCAAGAAGAATGGTGACATGAATTGGCAAGATGGTGATGAGATAGATGTATGTCTTGCTGGTACCTTTGCTGGCGATAAGTTTATTACTATCATTAATAGAACTCGTAGTAATACAACAAAGGTATAGTTATGTGGTACGTTATGTTCTGGACAGTCTTAATAATGTATGTGCTAGTACGAGTAGGTGCATTTAGGAAGTGAACTGTGATCTCAACCTAGAAACAATAGGACCAAACATATGCATGATGCATTTACCTTACCCTATAGTGCAAGAGGTAAACGATTGGGTAGAAGCATGTAGGGACATCAAGGATCATCCCCTATCAGCACTCAAGATGCATGAGAATGCAGGGTTCAGTAACGAGGGTGAGCGTGGCAACAGTTACCAATGTGCTGTACCAGTTCAGATGGTGGACAATTCATACTGGTTGGCACTGATCCTAAGGATGATTGCCCATGAGTTTGGTGGATCTCATCGTGACTATAGGGTACGCAGATACGATGGTCACTTCGATGCTTATGATGTGTGGGCAAACTTCGCATACAAAGGCGACTACAATCCACCTCACATCCACAGTGCTGCGTACTCAGGGGTGATTTATGTTAAGAATCACAAACATCCTACCATTTTTACCGAAAGTGGTGTACAGTATGCAGGTGAAGAAGGAACAATGGTTTTCTTCCCCTCTGACACCGAACACATGGTGGAGGAGCAGACCTCTGATGAGGAAAGGATTACCATTGCCTTTAACGTGTCAAGACTTGACCGCTTGACACCATCGTAACCTTATGTTATGATGACCGAACGCAACTGTCACACACCCTAGTGTGCCAGTTGTATAAATACTTAACATACAAAGGACTCGAAAGATCGTAACCCTGCGTAGATGTTAAAAAGATCCCATGTCGAGGGGTCTATCATCCGTAGGGTTTTTTCCTTGCGAGATACTTTAAACAAAAACATGTCTATCAAATCAACAATCGCTGCTATCGCAGCATCTCCATTCCTACTCGCTGGTGCAGCTTTTGCTGGTCCATATGTGAATGTTGAGAGCAACCTTTCATATCCTGATGGCGATTACAGCTCTGCTGCAACCGATCTTCACATTGGATACGAAGGAACAACTGGAACCGAAGGTAAGATTGCTTACTATGTACAAGGTGGTCCTTCACTAAACCACAGTGAAACAACTGATGATACAGAGACAGAATTCTCTGGTAAAGTTGGTGCTGCTGTACCTCTAAACGAAGAGCTTGGTGTATATGCTGAGTTATCTGGTGCTACCAATGGCGAAGACGCTGGTGGAGACACAGTTGTAGACTGGGGTGCTAAGTTAGGTGCTAAGTTCACATTCTAAAACACAGTTAGAATATATCAAACTAAATAGGGATGTCACTGACATCCCTTTTTTATTTCCAAGAGACTTATGGCAAAATCACCAGGCGGTACAGTAATCTACACAAGACCAGGATGCCCCTATTGCACAAAGATAAAAGAGGTGTATAATATGAACGGTTGGACCTTCACAGAGTATCAACTCAACGTTCAGTACACCCGACCACAGTTTAAACAAGAGTTTGGACAATCTGCTACCTTCCCACAGGTCGTGATCAACGGTCAGAAGATGGGTGGGTGTACTGAAACAGTAAAGTATCTACGGGAGTCACAATTACTTTAATGGCAAACTATGATCCTGATAATGAAGTCCTTTATTGCTTGCTCGATAAAGCACTTGACACTGCCATGTTAGATGGCAAGTTTCTCTTTAGTATGAATCAATATCTAAAGGGTCATGACTACACTCGTAAACAAACTACAGAATTGTTAGAGTCATCACCGTACGGTGAGATCATCCAAACCATATCAGAACTCGACGGTTATCTGCATGGTGACAAGATGTTAAAGGAAGCGTACGGTCATGTCACAAAAGCAAATGCTAGGAAAATTCTTAAGTACCTAACCAAGGTACAGGATGAAGCAGTATCTTATCATGAATCCAGAAAACCAGGCAGACCAAAGGGATCTAAGAACAAAAAGAAACGCACTAAATAAGAATGACATACTTGGAGGACGCTAACATGGCAGATATTTCTTTTCTTTACATTGCGTTCTTCCTAACAATCGGTTCCTTTTTACTAGGAATTGTGGTATCATGGAACCTAAAGCATGTCTTTGATGCATGGGTAGACAAAGCAGACTATGCTGCTGAGGTTATACATCCTGAGATGTATGATGAGCATGGTCAATTAGCATCTCCTGATGAGATACTATACTTGCGTTTTACTGATGTATCTGATACAATAGATGACGATGAAGACTAAGTTATGAAACTTTTATTATCTGAAGTGCTTCAGAAGGCACACAATGCCAAGACGAAAGCAGAGAAGGTTAAGATCCTTCGTGAGAATAAGAGCGATGCTCTTACCGCTATGTTCATTATTAATTTTGATGAATCAGTAGTACCTGTTGTACCATTGGGTGAGGATGTACCTTACCGTAAGAATGAGGCACCTGCTGGTACTGAGCATTCTAAATTAGAACATGAAGCGAGGATACTATTCCATTTCTTTAAGGGTGGTTCTAAACTACAACCCATTAAGAGAGAAACCATGTTCATCCAACTGTTAGAAGGACTACATGCTGATGAAGCAGAGGTAGTAATTAAAGCAGTGAACAAGACTTTACATAAAAGATATAAGATTACACAGTCATGTGTGAAGGATGCATTTCCTGAGATTGTATGGGGCGGTAGATCATGAGGGTCTTAGTGCAGGAATGTAACTTAGATAAAGACAACACAAAAGATCTACCAGTCAATGCTTACATCGTTGAGTATGTAAAGGAAAATGAAACTAAACATGACATTGTTCTAACAGGTCACAATGGTACCATTGGTATCTTTGATCACTACTGGGACTTATACAAAGAGGGATTAAAAGGATGGAATCAAGCAAATGGGATGGTCCCCGTGAGGCAATGGAAATCTACGCAAGAAGTAAAAGACGAGCAAAGCAAAAAGAAAAAGAAGAAGAGAACATGAGTCCTTTCTACCAGTTTAAGGAAGGGTTTAAAGATGCTAAAGGGGATGATGAATACTATCAAGAACTAGGTTCCAAAGTTGTTGATAATTTCCTTAAGTTTTTATTCGCACCGTTCATAGTATGGGGTGCATGGAACATAGTAGTACCTACATTGTTTGGACTACCACCTATAGGATATGTTTATTCTTTAGCATTATACACCTTATTTAAAATACTTAGATGAGTAAAGTTTGTTTTGTTTCCGTCACTCCTGACGCTGAAAAAACTATAGGATACATCGCAAGAGTATCCAACCCTAACAACCAAGACAACCCTAAGGTTGAGAAGTTGTTAGAGTATTGTATTAAGCATGGACATTGGTCTATCTTTGAGCAAGCACACATGACACTAGAGATTAGTACCTCTCGTGCTATTGGTGCACAAATCCTCAGACATAGGTCATTTACTTTCCAAGAGTTTAGTCAGAGGTATGCAGACACAAACTTACTAGCAACTAACATTCCTGTTCCAGATTTAAGGAGACAGGATTCTAAGAATAGACAAAATAGTATTGATGACATAGATGAGAAACAAGTATCGTTCTTACAAGGTAGGATCACGCAGTATTTCGCTGAAGGGATTGATCTCTACAATGAACTCCTCCGTGAGGGCATTGCGAAGGAGTGTGCGAGATTTGTTCTCCCGTTAGCAACACCTACCAAGATCTACATGACTGGAAGTGCAAGGTCATGGATGCACTATATAAAATTACGCACTGCTAATGGTACACAGAAAGAACACATGGACGTAGCAAATCTATGTCGTGACCATTTTATCTGCAACTTCCCCACAGTATCTAAAGCAATGGGATGGTGTCCTACAGTAGAGGACTGTGACTGTAGATATGATACTGATGATGCTTGGGGAGACACACAACCATGTCTGAGGATAGACTAATGCCTAACTACGATTTTAAAAACAAAGAGACTGGAGAGATCATAGAAGTATCCATGTCCATGACTGCTCTAGATAAATATAAAGAGGAGCACCCCGAATTAGAAAGATATTTTGGCAATCAAAGTACCTCATCCATCTATGGCAAACCCAAACAGTCTGATGGATTTAAGGATGTGATGTCTAAGATACAGAACGCACACCCTAAAGCTAACCTATCGAGGTATACTTAATGCCAAGGAAGAAAAAGAATGGTGGTACTCCGATAGCGGCTATGTCATCGAAACAAATTAGAAGAGCAAAACCTATTAACATAGACCACCTCAAGACGATTCATCCTTTAACGGACAATCAGAAGAGGGTCTTTGAGTCTTACAGGTCAGGTAAAAACCTTGTACTACATGGTGCTGCAGGTACAGGTAAGACATTCATTAGTTTATACCTTGCACTCGAACAGATACTAGATCTATCTTCACCTTACGAAAAGATATACATGGTCAGGTCTCTTGTACCTACTAGGGAGATTGGTTTCTTACCTGGTGATCATGAAGATAAGAGTAACCTGTATCAGATACCATACAAGAACATGGTGAAGTACATGTTTGAGATGCCTGATGAAACATCTTTCGAGATGCTTTATGATAACCTAAGAACTCAAGCAACTATATCATTCTGGTCTACCTCATTCATTAGAGGTACCACATTTGACAGGTGTATTATAATAGTGGATGAGTTCTCCAACTTAAACTTCCATGAACTTGATTCTATTGTCACTCGTGTTGGGCAGGACTGTAAGATCATATTCTCAGGAGACTATTCACAAAGT